GTCTGGTACGACCTGCGTGCGCCTGCCCTTCTTCACGTCCCGGTTCTGACGCCGATCCGCGAGAAGCTGGCACGCCGCTCCCGCCCCAACCCTGGCAAGGCGTGCAACTGGAAGGTCATCAACGGCCTTCTCGGTTCCGGCATCGACGGCATGGGTTATCTGCCGGAAGGCACTCGCTCCGGTGTGAAAAGCATCAGCGTTCAGGACGCCTTCGCGACCTACACCACGCTCGGTGAAGAAGGCAGCATCACGCTGCAGGCTGAACTCGCCGGACAAGGCCTCGAAGACATGCTGGCGCTTGATCGCCTGCTGACCCTGGAAAAGCTCATGCTGAAGGAAGAGCCCGCTCTGCTCTTCGGTAACCGCAGCACCCAGCTTGGTACGCCGACGACGCCGACGACCGGAACCGTCGCACTGGCAAGCGCAGCACTGAACACGACCTACTACGTGGCGGTGGTTGCTCTGACGGCTGAAGGCTTCGCGGCTGCAAGCGTGACCAACGGCGTGGTCAACGCCACAACGGTCACGGCTGCGGACGGCAAGACCTATACCGTGAACGGGGGCAGCTCCAACAAATCCGCGATCGCCACCCAGGCCGTCACGACGGGCAACGCCCTGACTGCGACGACCCCGGCTATCCGTGGTGCCGTTGGCTACGCCTGGTATGTCGGTACGACGAACGCTGCTGCGTCGCTGTATCTTCAGAAGATCACGACCATCAACAGCGTCCTGCTGGATACCGTCACCCTCACCGGCCGTCAGACCGCGGACGCCATCACCGGCGACCACAGCTACAACGACGGTACGGGATCTGGCTCCAACCAGGTCGCTGCCTTCGACGGTCTGATGATGTCCGCACTGAAGTCCGGAAGCGGAGCCTACTACAAGGCCCTCGCGACCGGCACCGCCGGGACCGGAACTTCGCTGACCGCTGACAACGCGGGCGGGATCGAGGAAATCAACGAGATGATGCTGACCATGTGGGATACCTACAAGGTCGGCGTCACCGAGTTGTACATGAGCTCCCGCACAGCGAACGCCGTGTACAAGAAGATCCTCACCAACGCCTCCGCTCCGCTTCTGCGCTTCAACAAAGACGCGAACAGCGGCGACATGGAGATCTCCGGTGGCGGTCGCGTCGCGGCCTACTTCAGCCCCGTCGGGAATCCCTACGGCGGCGGGAAGGCCACGATCAACATCCACCCCAACCTGCCGGATGGCGTCATCACTGGTTGGGCGACGGAACTGCCGGCATGGTACAAGAACAACGAGACCCCTGCGGTCGCCGAGGTTCTGTGCCGCCGGGATTACTTCTCGACCGACTGGCCGAAGCGCACCCTCGCCACGGAATACGGCGTGTACACAGACGAATGTCTGGCCGTGTACGCCCCGTGGGCGATGGGCGTCATCACCAACATCGCGGTCTAACCATTGGAGGGCGGGGGTAATCCCGCCCTCTTTCACCTTGAAGGAATGCCCAATATGACCGATGAAAAATCCGACAATAGACCAATTAATCTTGACTCAGGATCATTAGACCTGATGTTCGAACCGTTACGACTGGCCAGCGCATACGCCATTGAGCATGGTTTATCGGCTGAGCAAACAATCAAACGAGCCACCGTTTACTTTGATTGGTCAGTCGACATGGCGAGAAAAGTCAGCTCTCCACCTTCCTCATAACGCTGATGCTGACCTCGCTCGATAAAGCAAAGACCTGGCTGGGTGTCTCATCCGACACTGACGACGCCATGCTCACGCGCCTTATCGGGCAGGTCAGTCAGTGGATCCTCTCTCAGATCAACCGACCTTACATCCTGAAGAAGACGTATACCGAGACGTTCTCTGGCAACTGTAAGTCGACCCGGATGCTGAGGAACTACCCAGTCATCAAGGTTTCAAGCGTAACTGTCGGCGGGGCCGCAATCCCCTCTACCGCCTGGTCATTCGACACCGACGATTCTCCACCCGGAAAACCTGCCCTGCTCACTCTCATCGGATACCGGTTCGAAGGGCAATGCACCGTCGTCTATGACGCAGGATTCTTCGTCGCGGATGAAGCTCATACCTCTGACACTTCCGTCGCTGTCGACGCTCCCTATGGTTCATGGGCTGCCGACGGAGGCGTTACCGCAAACGGCATCGCGCTGACGAACGTCGCTGCCAACCCATCAGCCGGTCAGTACAGCGTTGCCGATGGCGTCTATGCCTTCGGGAACACGGGAACGGAAGTTCTGATCTCCTACAGCTACGTCCCCTCGGTCCTCGAAGAGGCCTGTATCGAGCTGGTCGGCGAACGCTACCGGTACAAAGACCGGATCGGGCACGCATCCAAGAGCCTCGCCGGTCAGGAAACCGTCTCATACAGCCTGAAATCCATGCCGGACTTCGTCCGTGATGGGCTGGCCAATTTCAAGCGAATGGTCCCGCTATGACATTCTTCATCTGCCTGTCGATGCTCCTGCTCGGCTACATCGTCGGGCTGGCCCACGCCCCGACGTTCCCCCGCACCCGCAGGAAGAAGGTCGAGACGTTCAAGCCCGGACAGGGGCCGACTCTTCGCAAATGATAACCGTCGACATCACAGGCGACCGCCAGCTGATCGCCAAGCTGGAGGCGATGCCGGACAAGGTGAAGGCGAATCTGACCAAAGCGACGACCTCTCTGGTCCTGCAGCTCGAAGCGCGCGTGAAGCGCAAGCTGAGTGGTCAGGTCCTGAAGGTCAGAACCGGGAACCTGCGGGACAGCATCAGCCACGACGTGACCTCGACAGACGATTCCGTCGTCGGGCGGGTCTACTCCAGCAAGAACGTCAAGTACGGGGCGATCCACGAGTTCGGTGGGAAAACGTCCCCGCACGTCATCGTCCCGAAGAACGCTCAGGCGCTTGCCTTCCAATCCGGTGGAAAGACCGTCTTCGCAAGCAGGGTGAATCACCCTGGCAGCAACATCCCCGCCCGCCCGTTCATGCGGCCATCTCTCGCCGAGATGAAAGACAAGATCATCGAGCGGATGAACCAGGCGGTCACGGACGGGCTGAAATGAACCGCGAGCCGATCATGGAAGCCCTGAAAGCAAAGCTTTCCATGCCCGAATTCAAGACCGTCTCGCGCAGGCTGCGGATGTTCGGAGATGTGCCGCATGCCGAAATGCCTGCCCTCTTCATCATCGAGCCTTCCGAGGCTTACGCCCAGACCGAGCGCCTGCCGAGCAAGACCACCTTCGACGTCGAGCTGTGGGTCTACATCTGCGACGGCGTCGACCAGAACACCGTTCCCGTCACTGTCCTGAACGGATTGCTGGACAAGATCGACGACGCCCTTTCACCAGACCCTCCGCCGCACCCGCGTGTCCAGACACTGGGCGGCCTCGTCTCACATTGCTGGATCGAAGGTCAGATCGAGAAAACGCCCGGCGATCTCGACGGCATCGGCCTGGCACGCATTCCCCTGAAAATCCTTATCCCCTAACCCCATGGAGACCACATGACGACGAAAACCTACGCCTTCGGCGCGGGGTCGGTCATCGCCCTTGTCGATGGCAAGACACCCGTAAAGGTCGGAACCCTGCAGGACATCGAGATCGACGTGTCCTCGGATACCGCGATGCTCTACGGCCAGAACCAGTACCCGGTCGCCATCGGCCGCGGGAAGGGCAAGGTCGAAGGTAAAGCCAAGACCGGACAGATCGACCTGAATCTGATCAACAGCGTCTATCAACAGGGGACGATCGACACCACGGGATATGAGAAACTGGTGGAGCTTGAGGCCGGTGCGGTCCCGTCTTCGACGTCCTACGACATACAGGTCACCAACCACACCGGATTCGTCTCGGACATGGGCGTTTACTACGCCAGCACGGGCGTTCAACTGACCCAGGTTGATGCCGGTTCTGAAGCGTCGGGGAAATACAGCATCGACACCGACACAGGAACCTACACCTTTGCCTCCGCCGACGCCGACGCCTCTGTTCTGATCTCCTACACCTACAAGGCGACCACGGGCCAGCAGATCACCCTGACCAACGCCCTGATGGGCGACCAGCCGGTGTTCGAGCTGTTCCTTCAGGAGGGCTTCAACGACTTCGGCGCGCGCACCAACACCACGATGCGCCTGCACCGCTGCATTTCGAGCAAGCTGACATTCCCGTTCAAGAACACCGACTTCGCTTTGTCGGAGTTCGATTTCAGCTGCTTCGCTGACAACCTCGACCGCATCTTCACAATGGGCATCGGCACGTAATGGATACCGTGACAATCACTTTGGGGGGCAAGGACTATCCTGTGCCCCCCCTTACCTTGGGGCAAATCAAGATCGTTGTCCCGGCGGCGCAGCGCCTCACATCCATGAAGGTCGATGCTCTGCTTGAGGCGGACATCAGCGACCTCACGACGATGGCTTACACCGCCATCTTCAAGGCAACACCGATGAGCCGGCCGGCCTTCGAGGATCTGCACATCACCGTTGACGACCTTGTTTCTGCTTATGCAGTGATCGCGAAGCAGGCGGGGATGGTCGAAAAAAAGCCCGAGGCGGCGGCGACGGGCAACCCGTCGATTGGGACCACATCATAATCCATGTCTGCCAGTCGACAGGCTGGACGATCGATTATGTCGAAGACCACATCACCATGGCGCGGCTTGAATCTCTCTACCGCTACTGGGAGATCCATCCACCGCCGCACATCATCGCCGCCGCGAAAGCAGGCATCAAACCGAAGACCAAGCAGCGGTCAGGCGTCGAAAACCTGCCGCAGATAGGATAACCCCGTGAGTGACAACAACGTCGAGGTAAGGTTCGGCGCCGTCACTGACGGGAGTGTCGCCAAGGCGTCGAAGGATACGCAGGCCTCCGTTCAAGCTGTCTCTGACGCGGTTTCCAACGCCGCGGATACAGCGAAATCGAGCGGCAAGGAACTTGTCACCCTCGGATCGTCCCTTTCGGAAGTCCGGGCTGTTTCCGCCGACGGGGCGAAGGCCCTACAGCAGGTCAATCAGTCTATGGGGGCGGTGCAGCACGCCACGGTAGGCGCGCGCCGCGAACTGATCGTCCTCGCCCACGAAGCCATCACCGGCAATTTCTCCCGAATGCCGGGATCGTTCATGGTTCTGGCGGAGCAGAGCAAGACGCTCCACTCCCTGTTCGGGACGATGTTCACGGCACTGAGCAATCCACCGATAGCAGCCCTCACAGCACTTGCGGCCGTCGTCGGCGTGGTGGCGATCAGGTCAGCCGAAGCCGCCGCCTACATGCGCGACCTCCGGGTGACGATGGAAGGGACCGGAAACGCCTACCTGTTCGATCCGAAGGAGATCGAGCAGTCGGTCGAACACCTGAAGGAATATGGATACTCGGCCAAGGAAGCCCATGCCGCGGTTGCCGAGCTGCACGGCATCGTCAGTCTCCACAACGGCGATCTGGAGCGCGCGAACCGCCTTCTGCCCGATCTTGCCGCATCGCTGCACAGCGTCGAGGCTGCCGCGAAGCTTGAGGCAACGGCCTTCAGCGATCCCGCCCGTGCCTTGGAGATGCTCCGCGAGCAGATGGAGCGGAACGATCCTGACACGCTCAGGACGATCGAGCACATGCTGCAGGTCGGCGATACCGCCGGTGCGACCAGCCAGGAACTCGGCTATCTGGAGAAGGCTACGAAGGACCTCGCCGACGAGGGGATGGGCTTTCTGGCGAAAGCGATGCAGGGCGTCATCGCCATGCTCGAAGGGCAACTTCCGAACGCCATACACAAGGCGACAGACGCGATCCGTGAATTCAATGACGCCGAGAGCGTCATGGTGTCCCTTCCGTTCATGGACCGCTTCAAAGCGTCGATGGGAGGCGGCGGGGACCTGTACCAGCAAGCCAAGGCTGTCAGCGACATCTCGAAAGAGCTTCAGGCAGGCACCAGCCAAGAAGGCACCTACGTATCCCGCGCCGCCATAGATGCGCTGAAGGACCTGAATGTCCAACTCGCGCACGGGGACCAGCTCACCCGCCAGCTGAAGGTGGACAGCTCCGAACTGTCCCAGTGGCAGGACAAGCTGGCGCAGGCGCAAAGGGCCTTGTCTGCCGCGAACGCCCTCGGTGACACAGGCAGGGCGGCGGAGCAGACCCAGAACGTCGCCGCGATCGAGGAGAAGATTGCCGCCGTCAAGCGCCGCGCCGCCGACGAAGGACTGCGCAGCCAGCTTCAGACCATCGACCAGGAGATGGACGCCTACCAGACCGGCAGCGCCGAGCGCGTCCGTATCGCCCAGCAGGAGGTCGATCTTGTCCGCCGGACAGAGGGCGAGAAAGGCGCTCTCTACCGGGAGACGACCAACAAGCTCCGGGCAGAGCAGCGCGCGGCCACCGAAGCGCAGCGACAGGCGCGGTTGTCCGATCTGGATGGCGCGCAGCAAGTCGCACAGCAGGATTACGCCATTCAGGAGCAGAGCATTCAGCTCAAGCGCCAGCTTGGACAGATCAGCGCCACGCAGGAAATGCAGGATCTCCAGAAGCTGAAGCAGCAGGAGTATCTGGTTGAGCTTCAGGCCCTGCAGCAGAAGGAACGGCTCTGGCAACAGGGATCGAAGGAATACCAGAAGATCCAAAGCCAGATTCTCGTCCTTCAGCGCAAGCACGAGATGGAGATGCGCCAGATCGAGGCGCAGTCGATCACCCAACAACAGCAGAAGTGGACGGGATTCTTCAGCGGCCTGAAAAGCTCCTTCAATTCCTCAGTGATGGGGATGATCCAGGGGACGCAGACCTTCGGTCAGGCCGTGGGGAACATATTCCTCGGCCTCGGCCAGGCGGTCTTCGGCGTGTTCGAGGACATGGCCGCAAAGTGGCTGGTATCCCAGATCGTCGGGACGCAGGCGGCGGCGACAAGCGCAAGAACGGAGATCGGCGCCAACGCTGCGGTCGCCGGGTCCGCCGCCTTCGCCTCAACCGCCGCCATACCGATCATCGGCCCGGAGCTTGCCCCCGCCGCTGCATCGGCTGCCTACGCCTCTACGATGGCCTTTCAGGCCGCCGTACCCGGCTTCGCGGTCGGCGCATGGGATTTGCCCTCGGACACGCTGGCGATGGTCCACCAGGGCGAGACAATCATGCCGAAGACCTTCGCGGAAGGATTTCGGGAAAACGGCGGCTTTGGCAGTTCGTCCGGTGATGTGCACGTCCATCTTCAGGCATGGGACGGACCGTCTGTCGGACGCTGGATCAAGAACAACAAACACACTCTCGCTGCGGCTGTCGCCAGCGCGCACCGTGACGGGAACCGGAGCCTCGGAAGGTAATGTCCACAGCCGTTCTCCCCTCCCTTGTCGGACTCGGCTTCGACGTCGTCCGCACGCCCATATGGTCGAACAACATCCAGACCTCGGTCTCAGGGAAGGACACGGCGATCGGATACTGGTCATATCCGAAATGGCAGTGGGAACTGACATACGACGTGCTCCGCAGCGATCTGAACGAATTTCAGGATCTTGCAGGCTTCTTCAATTCGAGGCAGGGCCGCTTCGACACGTTCCTTTATCAGGATGCAGAGGACAACGCCGCATCGCACCAGATCGGCACGGGGGACGGAACAACAACCGCCTTCCAACTGGTCCGGGAATTCGGCGGATTCATCGAACCGATCCTCGCCCCCAACGTCGTCAATCACATCTATCTCGACGGCGTTGACCAAGCGGATGGATGGACAGTTTCTCCATGGGGATCGTCCTCTCCCGGAGTCGTCACCTTCGATACCGCGCCCGATAGCGGGGCGGTCGTCTCCGCAGATTTCTCGTTCTACTTCCCGTGCCGGTTCAACGAGGACCGGCTTTCGTTCAACAATTTCCTTAAGATGATGTGGAACGCCCAGAGCGTCGCCTTCACCTCGGTCAAATGAAAACCTCAACCCCAGAACTTAGAGCCCTCCTTGCCTCCCGGAAGTTCTGGAGCGCCGACCTGTTTACCTTCACTCTGATTACAGGGGAGGTGCTTCGATACACGTCCGGGGACGTCAACATCACGGCAAACGGCTACATCTACCAGTCCGGGGGCGTGTCCGGCGCGCTGTTTGAGCGGGAGGGTGACGGCGCACTCTGTTCATGGAAGCGCGGGCTGGAGGTGGAAACGCTCCAGTTCTCAGTCATCCCGCGCCAGGCGGAGATCAACGGCAATCCTTTCCTGGCCGCCTGCAGGATCGGCGTGTTCGACGGCGCGGAACTGACGCTTGAGCGGGCTTACATGCCGACCTACGGCGATACCTCGGCAGGGACGGTCAAGATGTTCGTTGGCCGTGTTGCCGAGATCGATGCCGGAAGATCTGAGGCCACCTTTCAGATCGCCAGTCACCTTGAGCTTCTGAACCAGCAGATGCCGCGCAACCTGTACATGCCGGGCTGCATGAACTCTCTTTTCGACGCGAGCTGCGCTCTCTCGAAGGCGGATTACGCCGTGGCAGCGACCGTGATTTCGGCGACGAAAACCCAGATCACCGCCACGCTCGACGCGGACAGCGGTTACTACGATCTCGGCGTTCTCACCTTCGACAGCGGTGAAAGCGTCACGGTGAAATCTTACGTTCACGGTTCGCCGTCGACGATCAATCTGGCTTCGCCACTCTCGACGGCACCGTCATCCGGAGACGGATTCACGATTTACCCAGGCTGCGACAAGCTTCGCACAACCTGCTCAGCGAAATTCTCGAACATCGACAACTTCAGAGGCTTCCCATTCATTCCGCAGCCAGAGACATCGCTCTAATCCGCAATGACGTGGTTGCCGAGGCGCGGACATGGATTGGGACCAGATACCATCATGGATCAGGCGTAAAAGGGGCCGGTGTCGACTGCCTGATGCTGATCGTTCGGACGGGCCAGGCCGTCGGAATCATCCCGAGGGACATCGTCATCCCGCCTTACTCGCCGCAGTTCAACCTCCACCGCGGCGCCGAAACGTATCTTGAAGGGCTGCTTGGATACATGCGCGAGGTCGACACACCCGAACCGGGAGACATCGCTCTCTGGCAGTTCGGGCGATGCTTCTCCCACGCCGCGATCGTCAGCCAGTGGCCGCGCATCATCCATGCCCACACCCGGGCCGGGGTCGTCATCGAAGAGAACGCCGATTCCGCGCGCTGGCTGATGTTCGTGGGGAATGATCGCCGTGCGGTGAAATTCCTCTCGCTCTGGTAAGACATGTCGTTTTTCGGGAAACCAAAATCGCAGGCGCAGCAGCAGCCGGCCTACACGGGGCTGTCTGTGCAGACGTCGAGCTATGGCAAGGTCGTGCCGCTGGTCTACGGGACGATCAGGATCGCCCCGAACCTCATCTGGTTTGGCGACTTCCAGGCGATCTCTCACACCTCCTCCGCCAGCGGAGGAAAGGGCGGCGGGTCGGCCAGCTCCACAAGCTACACCTACAGCGCGTCAGTCTGCCTCGGCCTCTGTGAAGGTCCTATCGTCGGATTCGGGAACTTCTGGGTCGACAAGGCGGTCTATTCGGTCAACGGGAACCAGTACGGCTTCGACGGTTCGTACGACCAGGAGGCATGGGGCTATCTGACGTCGGTCCATCCAGACCAGGCGCTGAACTACCGCGGCATCGCTTATGCGGCAGTCGCCTCTCTCGATCTCGGATCCAGCCCGAACCTCTCGAATTACAATTACGAGGTGAAGGGACCGTACGCCGATACCGTCGTCGGAAAGGCAGACGCCGACCCGTCACAGGTCGTCTCCGACTTCCTGTCGAACCCACACCACGGCGCGGGTTTCCCGCTCGATCGGATTGGAGATCTGACACAGTATCAGGACTACACGCTCGCCGCCGGGCTTCTGGTTTCGTTCGAGCTGTCGCAGCAAGCCACGGCGTCATCGATTCTGGCCGATCTCGCGACCGCCACGAACAGCGAATTCGTCTGGTCCGAAGGCGTGCTGACGCTCGTTCCTTTCGGGGATGAGGAGTTGACCGGCAACGGCAAGACTTACACGCCGCCGTCTGAACCGCTTTACGACCTGACAGATGACGACTTCATCGCCATCGACGATGATCCAGTCAAACTGACCAGGAAGAGACCGTCCGACGCCGTCAATGCAATCCAGTTGGAATACGACAATCGATCCAACTCCTACGCGACGGACATGGTCGAGGCGAAGGACCAGGCCGCAATCGACCGATATGGGCTTCGGACTAGCGCGGCATCCTCTACCCACATGTTTGCCGACCCCGGCGCAGCCCGGACGTCGGTCCAGCTTCAGCTTCAGCGGCAGTCCGCTAGGAATGTCTACACGTTCACGACGGACGAGCGGTACATCCTGCTCGACCCGATGGATATCGTCACTCTCACCGACCCGGGACTCGACCTTGATCGTCAGTGGGTGCGGATCATCGATATCACCGAGAACGACGACCGCACGCTGACCTTTACAGCGGAGGAATACCTATCGGGGACAGGTAGCGCCGCCGCTTACTCCTACTCGACCGGGGCGGGATACAGCGCCGACTACAACGCCGACCCCGGTGATGCGAACGAGCCGATCATATTTGACGCGCCAGTCGAACTCTCCGCCTCCGGCATCGAAGTATGGATGGCCGTGTCCGGCGGAGAGAACTGGGGTGGAGCGGACATTCACATCTCGACGGATGGGGACACCTACAAGTTCGTCGGCACGATCAACGGGAAGTCACGCCAGGGCATCCTGTCATCCGCGATCCCGGCGACGACTGACCCAGATACCCTCAGCACGCTGAGCGTCGATCTCACAGAAAGCGCGGGCACGCTGCTGTCTGGAACCAAGGACGACGCCGATCACGCCAATACGCTGTGCTATGTCGATGGTGAGCTGGTGGCCTACCAGACGGCGACGCTGACGGCCACGAGCAAGTATGACCTGACATATCTCCGGCGCGGGCTTTTCGGAACCGCGATCGCCTCACACGCCCTTGGCGCCAGCTTCGCAAGGATGGACGACTCCAAGTTCGTCTACTCCTACGACAAGGATCAGATCGGCCAAACGATCTACGTGAAGCTCGCCTCCTTCAACACCGTTGGTGGTGGCAAGCAGTCCTTGGCCGACATCGACCCTTACACCTACGTCGTTCAGGGGCCGCCTGTACCTGGTAACGTCAGAAACTTCGTTGTCAAGCAGAACGGGAACTCGGTCAATTTCTCCTGGTCGAAGGTCAGCGACTACGCCCTGAAGGGCTACGATATTGGCTACGCGCCACAGGGATCGACCGACTGGGGCGACTTCACGATGCTCACCGAGGCCGGATCAGGCACGGAGATGACGAACGCCGCGGTTCCCCCGGGGACATGGACGTTCGGGATCAGAGCGCGGGATATCGCCGATCAGCTTTCGCCGGACATCTCGACCTTCGACCTTGTTGTCCTGAACAACAATGACACGACGACCGTTCAGAAGCAGGAGCCGGGATGGGCCGGAGATCTGCACAACTTCGTCCGGCACTGGACGGGCGTTCTCGTGCCCCAGAGCACGACGCTTGCTGATGAGAACTCTGACTGGACCGTCTTCGACACCTTTGTCCCCGATCCCGTATCCGAGGCATGGTACACGACGCCGGTTTATGACATCGGCTACGAGAACAGCCTTCGGATCTACTCGGTAAACCAGTTTCAGGCGGGACCAGGCGAATCGTCCGGCGCTGCAGCAACAACTCAGATCGACGCATGGTCTTCCGGGTCAGACCCGGACGTTTACGTGCCGTGGACGATCGGCACCATTCCGGTTCGCTACCTCAAGATGCGGATCACCTACGCTCCCGAAGCCGGGTCGGTGGCTGCTCTCACAGACTTCACGTACACGGTCGACCGATCCCCGGTCATCGAACAATCGCAGTCGGTCGCGATCGCACCGGGTGGGACTGCAATCACCTTCCCGCAGACCTTCCACGAGATCCCGAAGGTCACAGCGACACCGGTGAGCGATACGGCGGTCTATGCAACGGCGGCCGACATCACGACCGCCGGGTGCACGATCCACATCTGGAATTCGGCGGGGACAGACATTGGCGGAACTGCAAACTGGAAAGCGACAGGGTATTAGATGACGGCTGAATATGGGCTTCTCGATTTCACGTCGATGACGGCGACCGAGTACAAGAACGGGATCGACAACAACAGCGTCGTTGGAAAGCGCTTCATCAATCGCTTCGCACCCCACGCGCAGACGACACCGAATATGACGGTCCGCGTGGAGCCGGGAGACCTGTTCGACGGGAAGACGCTGACCGAAGTTGCCGCTCAGGACACCGGGACCATCACCGCGCCCGCCTCTCATCCGCGCATCGATCGCGTCGTCCTCGAAAACAAGACCGGCGTCATATCTGTCATCACAGGGTCGGAGTCGGTCACTCCCGCAGCTCCGGACATAACGAGCGGGTACTCACCTGTCGCGCAGATCCTGCTCGATACGACCACAACGGCCATCACGAACGATCTCATCACTGACGAAAGGGATTTCGGGGCTTTGACCGTGGGTGGGTTCGGGACGAAGCAAGACATCTCCTCTGCATCCACCTGCGATGTCGGCACCATCGGTAGCCATAACGTCAACATCACGGGGACCACGACGATCAGTTCGTTCGGCAGTTCGGCGAACACCCTGTCCCCCCTCTACTTCATCCAGTTCGCCGCGTCGCTGACCCTCACCAACAGCACGGCGCTGCAACTGCCGGGCTCTACTGACATCCAGACCCAGGCAGGTGACACGGCCTTCGCGGAGTACCTCGGCTCTGGAAACTGGAGGTTTCCTATCTTCCAGCGGGCAACTGGTTTGCCTCTCTTCTCCAGGACGAAGACGCGGCAGATCCTCACCAGCGGGACGACCTACAACCGGCCGGATGGCTGCACCCGGATCGAGGTGCGGATGAACGGCGGTGGTGGTGGCGGAGGGGGTGGCGGTAGCGGCGCGTCTCCGGGTGCCACTGGCACGGCAGGGGGCAACACCAGCTTCAACGGCATTGTCGCCAAGGGCGGGGCGGGCGGGGCAGGCGCAGGAACCTCTACACTCGCTGCCGTCGGAACTCCGGGTACTGGTATCGCCACTTTAAGACGACCCGGACAAGTCGGGGGCTTCGGCTTTGTCGCAGGCGGAAACGGCGGTTCCTCTCCATTCGGAGGCGCAGGGGCCGCAGGAATACAAAATGGAACAGCAGCTGCGGCCAACTCAGGCTCGGGTGGTGGCGGCGCTGGAGCAACAAACCTGACGTCATCCGGCGCGGCGGGCGGCAGCGCAGGCGAATACGCCGAAATCGAGATAAACAATCCCGATCCCACCTACCCAATCGCCATCGGCGCGGGGGGTAACGGAGCGAGCGGATCGTATGTCGGCGGGAACGGCGCATTCGGGATCATTATCGTGGACGAATACTATTAACGAAAAGGAACAATCATGATTAAACGCCTGATTTTCGCGGCGATGCTCGCTGTCCTTCCCGCTGATGCCTTTGCCCTGACGGCTCTGCATGTAGAAACGGCGAACGGCAGCTATGCCATCATCCCGTCGGACACTGTCAATGCGCGCGTCCTTGCCGCCAACACAGCGGAGTCCGCTCTCGTGCCGACATACACCGACAGCATGGGCCGGACGAAATTCGCGAACTACGTCCTGTTTTCGCCGAAGGGTTGCGACTTCTACGCAGGGTTCAATGGGACCGCATCGGTCCCTGCTTCCGACGTGACCAATGGCAGCGCGTCGGAGATCAACCCGACGATCCGCTACCTTGGTGGATCTTTCGCCTCGATCAGCCTTATATCTGACAGCGCCTGCACTGTGGGCCTCTCCTTCTACAAATAACTGCGTAATCCGCCTTTCGGGGCCAATCAGAAAGGCTCAATGCCATGTCCCTGCCGCCGGATGATCTTATAACGATTACCCATGAGACATCCGAGGGGCTTTCCCGGATCTGGTCATACGACAATATCGCAATCGTCGTCCTGATGCTTTGCCTCTGTTTTTCCGGTTTGTTTAATATAATATTACTGAGGGCTGTCCTGAAATCATGGCCCGACATGGCCAAGCAGTTGATCGCAGCCATGGGCGCATCGAAGGACGCCATGACGGACAATGCCATCGCTCTGACCAAGCTGAACGAACGGATAGGCCATCATGATTAAGAACACGTCGGAAATGCAGAAGATCGCAATTCAGATGCAGCAGGTCGCCGAACAGATACGTCTGGCTTCGATGGAGACCGTGTCCCACGTGAAACTGAACGGTTACGCTCTCGATCGACTAAAACCCAGAAAGCCCTGAATGTCGTTCTGCCTATCGAAGAAGTCGCTTGGTCATTTGACAGGCGTCCACCCTGACCTCTGCCTCGTCGTCCGCCGCGCCATTGATGTCACGCCCGTCGATTTTACCGTCCTGGAGGGGCTTCGGAGCGTCTCTAAGCAGAAGGAGATGATGGAGCAAGGCAAGTCCAGGACAATGCGCTCCCGCCACCTCACAGGCCACGCAGTGGACGTTGGAGCGTGGGTTGAGGGGCAGATCGACTGGAGCTGGGACTTCTACCCAAAGATCGCTTCCGCATTCCGGGAAATCTCCATAGCAACCCATATTCCTGTCGTGTGGGGCGCGGTTTGGGATCGCACTCTTTCCGAGCTGTCCGACGACCTTGAAGCCGAGATCACCGCCTACAAAAAGCGCCAGCGCGCGCGAGGCATCAAAAAGCCGCTGATCGACGGCGACCATTTCGAGCTTCCGCGCTCCGTTTACCCCTGAATGTTCAGACGCATCGCCGCTTCTATCGCCGCCATCCCCGGATTGGTGGCGGAATTCCTGTTTTGCGGGGAGGAGGAAGAACCGCCGCCTCGCAAAATTTCAGATCCAAGGACTGAAAACATCTCAGAACTGCTCGATGCACTGCGCAACGGGCGACTTTAACCTCCAGAGAAAGACCCAACCATGACCGGATTTCATCAAACCTTTTTCGGCAAGCTGGTCGACAAGATCGTCGACTTCTTCAAGAACAGCGCGGAGCCATACGTTGAATCGCTTCTCGATCCCGTAGTGCCGGAGATCAAGGCGCTGACCGAGGAAGAGGTCAAAAAGCTGGCCTCTGCCGCCTTCGACGCCATCAAGACCGCCGCGGCGTCAGGCCTGAAGCCCGAAGCCTGGCTGGACGTAGCCTACGACGCAGTTAAGGCGATGCTGCCGGAGATCGGCAAGGATCTGTCGTCCACCGCGATCAACCTGCTGGCCACGATCTTCCAAGGTCACGCCAAGGCCGACGCTGTGGCTCAGGGCACGACCGTCGAGGCCATCGTCAAGGCCGAAGCGCAATGA